CCTTGGTTAAAGTGACAAGAGAAAACATCTAAAACTTTTAGTCCTGCTGTAGCAGTGTTAAATGTACTGACTAACGTCATTGATGTTTTATTACCAGAAGCATTGTTATCTCCTGCTTGTCCAGTATTATTGTAACCACCATAATACAAAGCACCATCTTCATTAATTAGATGGACACCTCCGGCAGAGTTAGCTCCAGATGCGTGTAACTTAGCAATCTTTTTACCTGATCCTGCTTCTAATACATTTGGTGATCCCATTCCTACATTGTTTGTAGTTCCGTTAGCACACTGGTTGTTTCCGTTATAACCCCAAGCATATGCTTTATATCCATCTGCCGCATCTGTTAATGCGTAACAAGTAGGATATCCTGCATCTATAACTTGAATTGCAGTTACATTTTTACCTGATAGACCAGTTATTTCTACTGGTATAGTTTTGTTAGTTGTGTTTGAACTATCTAATTGGTTATGTCCGTTATATCCCCAACCCCAAACTTTTCCATTTTCGTCTAAGGCTAACATAGTGATATTACTTCCACCATAACCCGGTCCTGCTATGTATTTAATTTTACCCGCTGAACCCGGAAATTGAACTGGAACCATTCTATATTCAGTTGATGTGTGTCCAACACCGCATTGACCTACATTGTTATAGCCACCCGCCCATACTTTACCAGTGTCCATAAGGAAATATGTAGTTGAATATGTTCTTAGTGTTTGAACACAATTACCATTCTGAGTGCCTTTGTTAAATGTATCATAACCTTTAGATTGGTCTCTGTATAAACCCGGCATCGCAACAACTTTGTTAGCGTTACTTGGGTCTACCATACTATAACTAGTAGAACCTCCCCAGATTACTGGACTTTTCCAAGACCCATCTGCAAACTCAGCTACACAACTACTACCTCGGTAAGTACCACCTTGAGGATGTGGATCATTCATAAAGAATACACCTTTGTTTGCGTGTAAAGGAAAGTTTGCACTATCTGTTACTTCACTAACAAGAGAAAAATCGTTTCTTGTTTTTCCATTATTTTCAGTTCCCGGATATCCCGGTGCGTCTGCATCTGCAACTCTACAAGTAACATCGTTTTGTAAACGATAAGCTCGTCCTGCCATATTACCAACCATACCCCATTTAGGTATGTTACTATTACCATCAACAACAAGGGCAGTGCCGTGTGATCCAAGAGGAAGCCTCGCTTCACCAGTTGCAGTAGTAACATCAAATTGTGTATCTCCACCCATACCTGAATGTGTTCCGCAATATGGATAGATTGAAACCGCAGTTACATTAGATGGAACTACGATAGTTACCACAGCACTTGTTTGCCCTTGCGTACCCGTATAGGTAATATCGTTACTGCTGTCTGTGGGAGCGAAGTCTAAAAGTTCTGTTCCTGATGCGTGTGTACCATTTTTTGTAGTAGAAAACTTTAATGGATGGTTTGCAGTTGTGCTATCAGATACATCAAAGATATAAGTTTTACCCGGATATAGTTTCATATTTCCATCGAAATGATAATTATCATCGTTTGGAAATTTAAATTGAAATCTATTACCACCACCATAAGCGGCTACTTTTACACCAATATTAAAAGTTGTTCCTGATGGTGCACCTTGTCTATAGATCATGTCACCACCAGTAGTAGTTACAGTTGTTAAAGCAGAAGTGATTGCTTCAACGTCTACTACGTGCTGAACTTTATTTGTTCCTGCCGCAACATAGTCACCATAAACCCAACCAGTTTTACTTGGTAATATTTTTGCTTTATTAGCATTATTAGTTTCACCAGAATATTGGACGAAAACATTCTTAGTAGTTTCGTTTTTAATAACAACAGTAAATGCTCTATTAGGTACAACCACAACAAGTTCACTTTGGCTAGGAGTGGAAGCCTGAGTTAACTTGATAATTGGTTTTGAGATGTCGTCTACACCTAAAGTCCATACACCATTTGTTGCTGTTGAATAATCAAAAACTTTTGATGGCTCATTAGCCTCATCAAAAAGTTGTAGTAGTGCGTCTGCACCAGTTATTGCTTCAACCGCTTTTGCTACATAAACCATATCATTTGCAGTTGATCCTGCTATGGTTCCGGTTGTAGTTTCGGCTATCGTTTTGGAACGAGTTTTTATTGCCTCCACTAGTTCTTTTAAAGTATTCATCGACATATTATATCACTCCTTATTTTTTTTATACTACACCTAATTGTAGTAACACTTCGTCCTCTAGTCGTTTTAAACGAGGTGCAGTTGTTGTATTAAAGCTTTGTATTTCTGACAAAACTTGTGATCCATCAAATACCACATTAAACTTAGTTGTGTCTACCTGATTGGAAGTGGATGTATGTGCCGTATGGCATACAAAATACTTAGTTCCATCCTCTACCATGTCTAATCTAGCATAGGCAGTTGAGTTCTGATGAGAGCCTCTTTGTCTAAAAATGCTTTGATTTAGGTCTACAAATCCATCATTAGGATTAGTATAAATCCCAAATCTGGCTTGTAATGTGTTATTTGTATCGTTTGGTTTTACTCTAAATGAAACGGCGGTTGTTAATACCGATCCAGTTGTACTATCAAAAAGAGTTCCTATTACTTGAGGTAATGTTTTAAGAGTTGATCCAGTTCCTAATTCACAAGCCTCTAGGTATGTACCAAGCTCGTGAGTACCAGTTTTTGAAGACGTAAAGGTTATCTGTTCGTCTTTTAGTTTTGTAGGGACTGTAGTCATCTTATATCATTATCCTCAATAAAGGTTATTAGTTTAGCTCTAGTAAGTGTAAATTTATCATCTTCCTTGTATCTTCTCTCTATCTTATCTAATCTTTTAATTATGTCGTCCACTCTCATAGTTTCTGAACAACTACTATCATTTTTTTGTTTATTAAGATTTGATTGCATAGTTATTAAATCTGTTTTTATTTCTTCTCTTAATTGAGAAATACATTCACTAATTAATTCTTTTACCCATTGTTGATCTAACTTAGGTAATTTAATTGTTGGTTCTAAACTTTTACTGCTCATTGTTCACCTCTCATAGGAACTATATTTCCTGCTTCTGCTTGTCTTAATAGTTCTTCTTGAGACATAGTTTCTTGTCCTTGAGGTTGTTGTTGTCCCGTAGACACACCTCTCATTTTTTCTAACATAGCCATCTGTTGAGAAGGTGTCATCCCCTTCTTCCTTTCTTGTTCTGATATTCTAAACTGATCTATGTCTGTAACACCCATAGCTCTAATAGCTTCTTCAACAATCTTGCCAGACTTGTATTCCATTTGTAATCCAGTTTGATTGATCATTTGTAACATATTCATCCACGTTTCTGCATTACGTGTTGGTTCTATTGGAAGTGTTCCATCAATAACTAAATAATCTATATCACCTTGTAATGATGTTATATCAAAATCGATATATCCATCTTCCTGCATACCCGCAAGTTGTCCCGGTATTTGATCCATATCAACTCTTAATGAACCAGTTAAAGTTAAAGCATCTTGTAAGTTTGCTACCATCATTCTTACCATAGGTCTTACTGTAGACGCTGATATAATTCTAGCTAATACACCTAAACGCTGTGATCCTAATTGAGTTAGACGAGCAATCTCTGTAGCTGTTCTTATTCCGTCTGCGGTTGGTACACCTTGTTGTGCATCTGATGCCGCTGATACTCTTTGTTTTAAATCAGACATTGCACCTATATCATTCCAATGTCCTCGTGTTACATCAGGAACTTGAGCTATAAAAACTCCATCACCCGGTTTAGCACCCGGCATAGTTCTTACAACACCCCAAGGATTTCTGTCTATTAAGTCTGGTATAGAAACTTGTGTTGGGTCTACAAACATTAAATTATTTAATGCCGCTTGAACATTGTCTATTCTAGAACGTAATAACCAAGTAGATACTTCGTGTAGTGGTAATAATAAATCATATAAAGATTGACTATAAGTTTTGTGATTGTCATTAAACAATCCACCAATAACAACTGGGAACTGAGTTCCGTAAGGATTTAATTGACAACGAATTATACACTCTTCATCTACACAAGTTATACACATCCATATCTGTTCAATAGAAGGTATTCCAACTTCATAACCTTGTAGACGTACCCACATCTCATCAACAACTCTTGCATTGTCTAATGTAAAGTGATGTCCGTTTTCACTACCACGTGGTTCTTCTGGATTGATTGATAATCCTCTGCCTTCTTCTTTAAAAAATTTATGTGCATCCCAAGAAGATTTTCTTGTTCCTTTTTGTCTAAGTCCCGGATATTTATTTATCTTAGGATATAACTGACTAGATACTAATGAGTTAGTAGATACATAATCACTAAAAATTATAAACTGCATTCTATCCCACTCACCCCAGTTTACTCTAGGATCAGGAAAACATCTTCGTGGATCAAAGTTTACAATATGATTTGTATTCTTTTTTGCATCCCAAACAATTTTAGTAGGAGCAAATCCATAACGAATACTATCCAATAACATTTGTGCTAGTCTTGCTTCACCCGCCGTTCTTCTCATATGTTGATGAAGTAATCTTTCTAATATAAGTGAAGCTCTTCTTGATTTTCTATTCATTCCTTCTAATTGGAACATAGGATTACGACCGGCTAGTGCCGCCATCATATAAGTTAAAACAGTATCGGCTATTGCTCTAGTATCAGCAACAACAGCTTTCTCTCTAAACTTAGTAGAGTTTGCCGGTGTCCAAACATCGTGTGCTCTATCTGCATCACGCCAATGATCGTATCTTCTAGATATTCTTTCAAACGACATCTTAGATGCCGCTCTCATATAGTCTATAAGTTTAGCTTCTTGTTCCTGACTTAGATCATCAGATATATCTTGATACTGCATTAACTTTTCAGTTAAATTAGATAAATCTACGATGACTTGATTTGGGTCTTGTGTTTGCTTTCTATAATCCATAATTTTTTATAACTCACCTTTTAATACAAATCGTCCTATAACTCACCCCATCCTACAAAACGTGTAGATGCTTTACTAGCAAGTTTATCTTTCCACTCATTTGGTTGTGATCCTGATTGAAAATTATTATTCAATGAAGCAGATAATTCTATTGGTAAATTCATTGCATCTTGGTTGAAGCCAGACATTTTACTTAATACATCTAAACCTAAAGAAAGTGCATCAACCTGATCATCATTCTTACCATTTGGAAATGCTTGTGTTTCTTCTACAAAATCATCAAGCCAATGTGCTGATTGTGGTAAGAATACTCTACCTCCTTCTATCATAGGAGTAACTGAATTTACTCTAGCAACTTTATCTTGTGTTACTTTATAAGGTAATACTGATACACCAGATTGGTTTTTAAGTTCCTGAACTAATGATTGTCCACTTGCTTTATCCTCAACATAAACACCCCTCAAACCTTTGCCTCTCCATTTTGTATTTGTCATAATACAATTTCTTTTTAACTCAGGAAAATCCCACTTCTTTCTAATGACATCTATGATGTATATATCACCTTGTTTATCAATACCCATTACCATCAATACAGAATAATCTGATTGTTCTGTTTTTTTGAATGCAGTATCTGCCGCAATTATTATTGACATATATTCTGTTTCAGAAGGGTTGTACTGCTTCCACCAAGATGATTTAATTAAATTACCACCTTTGATGAAAGGTGATTGTTGATACAAAGATGCAAACTCACGTGGATCTAATTTTTTTCTTTTATGTAATTCTTCTAGCGGAAATCTTTCTTCCCATAATGCTACCTCTTTTGGCTCGGTATAATATCGTTTCCCCGGTGCAACAGTACTTAGCATACCGGGTGCTACGTGCCGTGGGTCGTCAGGAGGTAGGTCTGTTACTGATTTCTTTTCACCACCGATCTCTTTAATAGCAGGAAAGTTTATATGTTCCCATTCACCATACTTCCAATCAGGAGTTTCCATAAGTCTTCCTGCAACATCATCAGGATGCCAACGAGTTAATATTACTATCTCTAATGGTTTTCTTCCATTTGGTTCTGGTTGTTTACGTGTTGTTAATGCTGATACATAGTAAGACCAAGTCTTGTTTCTTTGAGTAGCACTATCAGCTTCTTCTCTGGCTTTTATTGGGTCATCTAATATTAATAAAGTTGCGGCACGACCAGTTGTAGAACCACCAATACCAGTAGCATAATAAGTTCCATTCATTGAAGTTCGCCAATCATCTACTGCTCTACTTTCATCTGACATTTTAAAATCAGAAAAGGCTTGTCCAACAAAAGGTTCTCTTGCTAGGTCTCTTACTTGTCTACCAAATGTTTTTGCTAAGTCTTGATTGTATGAAGTAGACAAAACATTACGTACTGGATTTTTACAAAGGTAATAAACTGGAAAATGTATTGTAGCTAAAAATGATTTAGCGTGTCTTGGTGGCATAGTTATTAAAAGTTTATTTTTACCAAGAGTTCCTTTTTCTAGAGCATCAAGTTTTTTCATTAACTCTATTTGAAAGTCTGCAAACTTTAAATCAGGATTTAATAATTTTACAAAATCAATAAAATTTTCTTGAGCTTTTTTTAATTTAAGCAGTCTTTTTACTGCATCTATTTTTGTAACAGACATTATGCACGTTTTGTTTTTTTAGATTTTTTTAGTTTCTTAAAATCTGCACCAGTAATTTTTTTTCTTGGGGGTGCAACTGCCGCTAGTTTCTTTTGTTTACTACTATATTTTTTATATGGCATATTATGTTCTCCTTTTCTTTTTAAATGTGGCTACATTTTTAGGCTTTGGACCACTATTATTTGCCCTTCTTTTACGTGAAACTGCACTTCTTTTTTGACTTGCAGTCATCGATCTGGCTTTAGAAAGGGGTACACACTTAGGATATTTACGTCCATCACCCTTCTTTCTACCGCAGGGTTGATACTTACCATTCTTTTTTGGTGCTCCAATATCCACCCATTTCTCTTTTACCCACTTACGTAAACTCATTTCTTCTTCACTTTGACTTTAGATGGTTTCTTTTTAGTGTTAATAGGTACTTTTTTATTACCACTACAACCACTTTTCATATGTGCCATGTCTTCTCCTATCTTTTTTTACGTCTTTTTGTTGATTTCTTTTTACCTTTTTTACCACCGGGTGTTATTTTACCTGAACACACAGCGGATGCGTACATATTTGCATAAGCACTTGGGTAAACCTTAAACTTTCTCTTAGCCGCCGCCTTACCTCTTGCACATAGTTTTGCCATATAACCTCCTTACCAAGCTTTGCACG